CGCGTCAAGAAGTTCGGTGCGAGTAATTGAGGCACCTCCCTCATTTGCTACAGATGTAATTTAGCATAGCAGGTTGCCGAAAACAAGCCCCCTTGTGCCAGTTTTTGATACGGATAACCGATGGGTCTGATAAGGTAGGGTTATCAATTGAGGAAAATCAGAGCACCTTTGAGGTTTACGTTGCCAATTGCAGTAACATCAACAGTAGCACCAGCCTTGATACCAACAGCAGCACCAGCTTCAATGTTAGCTGCAGCACCTGCTTTGATATCTACAGCAGCACCTGCAGTATAAGTAGCAGCTCCTCCTGCTACATCGCTAATTGCTCCACCTGCTTTTGCATTAATATAATCAGCAGAATCAAATACTTGACCACCAATAGCAGTCTTTACTGTAAAGGCACTAGTTCTATTAACTATTAGTGGTGGAGAACCAGGACCACCAGCAATAATATGCTCCTCAATACCACCAACCCAGGTAGAATAGTCCCCAAGAATGCTCCAATTAACATGTCCTGGAGAAACAATATTGACAGAAGATCTTGGATCAAAATTCAACTTTGTTTCTTCAGATACACCCAAAGTCAACTTTTGACCAATGATAACTTCTTTATCATTACTGGTAACTTTTTCTACACTACCAGCATTCATTGTAATTGTACCGCCACCGTCAGGTCCAGATTGGATGAATACTTGTGTCTTTCCAATTAGCATCAACTCTTCATCTGCCGTGATGATTATTTTCTTTGCTCTTATATGTCTCTCAGAACCTATACATTGTTCAACATGATCACCATAGCAAAGAACATTCAGTGCTTCTTTGTCTCCTTCCTGTTTATTGTATCGATAAAAACTCTTTTGCTCATGTGTTTGCTGAGTTCCATGAGTATGAATATTTAATTTACCTGTACCAGCACCCTGCTCTTTATTTCTCTTTCCTGTTCGTAATACAACAGATCCATCAGACTTGAATGTCATGAATCCACTGTTTCCCTCTGGTCCGTCAATTCTCAGAGCACCCGTAAGTCCATCTGGCAACTGTCTTTCATAAATTTCTGAACGGGTCAAAGATCCTTTGAACCATGAATGATAAACAATACCTTCTGCCAACTCCTGTTCTTCATCAGGAGTTGTTGGTTTTGCAATATCGGTAGGGTAATTATTAGCAGGTACAGTCATTATGGGCAATCAACGTAACGTCCAGTTCCAATTTTAGTAGAACCAATTGTAGTAAGTGCTTCAGTATCTAGGCAAACTAGAGATGGCAGTAGTTTAGCACCATATCCTCCACCACCTACAATGTCAATACGAGGAAACTTAGTATAACTCGTTTCTCTATCTAACATTCTAGCACCAATAACAAATCCATCATCATTAATAACGACTTCTGCAAGACCAAGAATACCATTGATATAGATGTTTGGTGGTTCTTTATACCCGATTCCTGGTCTAATCAAAGTAAATGTGTCAATAATACAGCGAACATTGTTATCTTCTGCTAGGTTCTTCTTGTAACCATATCCACCCGCTTTGATTCTTATTTCTGTAATAAATCCATTAGGGTCTAACAGTGCCGTTGCTTTTGCACCAATCCCTTCCCCACCAATAAAGACATATGGTGGTTCTGCCCACGGATCACCAGGATCATCAATAGGAATTTCGATAATTGAACCGTTTTCATCAGTAATAATTTTTTCTGGATCAACAGTTGGAGGTTTTGGTTCTAAAATAACAATTTCTTTACTGTTTTCTCCAACTCCCTCATCATTTATTCCAAAATCATCTACACCATCACCACCAGAGAAGAACAATGATTCATCATTCTGTTGGATAAGAACATCTACAGATGCTCCTGTATTATTGATAGTAAACGAAAGAGTTTCTTCTTCTTCGACTACCCCATCATCTTGTATGCCTATGGTTACTTTTGCTTTTCCTTCGTTATCGATAGTGAAACTGCCAGTCAAAGATCCACCCAAAATATCATCGGGGGTAATATCAGACCCAAATAATGTATAATATAATATCGTTCCAGCACTAACATTTTCTGTAGTTATAGTGTAAACTATAAACTCTCCTTCTTTTACAATACTCTTGTCTGTTGTAATATTATAAGTTGGTACTGTTGGCAGATCATTAATATCAGGAATTCCGTCATTATTACTGTCAACAGCATTATCTGGTACAGGAATTGTTGTTACACTTTCTGGGAATGTATCGCCCAATTTCTTCTCAAGAGGAACATTTATCTTTGTATATTGGTTGTATGGTTCTGTCTGATCGACTTCAATTATAGTACATTTGCCAATATTTTTTTCAAAAGTGCTTATATATTGACTACCTGCTTTAGGAGAGTTGATTGCTAATTTGACATAGAAATACTCTTCTTCCTCAATTTCATCTGATAGTAAAGTTGTAACGTCTATAGTTGCTTTTGTAGCATTAGCAGCAAATCCAACAATCCCCTTTAGTTCCAAGAAATCTGAATCAACTTCAGCAGTTCCTTTTTCAATAAGAGTTGAATATTTCAGGGAAGATGCAATACTAGTATTTCCTTTTCTCGTAATAGTAAATTTGCCTACATCTCCTTCCGTTATTGTAATATCGTCAATACTGTATACAATTTGATTCTTGTAAATCTTTTGAACTTCGCCATTTTCATCGATGAATGTATCTGATGGAGTGTCTGGGACTCCACCAGTAAATCCAACAGTAGTTACAGATAAAGTGTTGCCTTCATATGCTTCTGGACATGTATATTTCGTGTAGTCTGGTTTAGTAGAATCACCAAACAAATCATCAATACCGTCTAGTAATTTGTCTAAGAAATCTTCTTCATCATCTTTGTTTTCTTCCTCTTCTCCATCAGTGCAGATTGATTTATATTTTGAACATGTTTGATCTGGACCAGAGCAAGTAATTCCCAATAATTCCATGACTTGATCAATTGCTCCACCGATCATATTAAGAGGTGCAGCAATTGCTCCTAGAATATCTTGAAGTGGACCAAGAACAGAATTCAAAACATCTTCTATCAATCTCTCAATTTCGCCAATAATTTGACTGACTATTGAATCAACATGACATACCACATTTTTGTAGATCTCCTGAACTATTTTCATCAAAAGATCCGTGAGAAATTTTTCTAGTCTTTCTCCTAAATCTTCCATTGAACAGTTCAGGTCTTTCAATAGATTATTGAACCACTCAGTAACTGGAGTTAGGATATTTCCTTTTTTATTTGGATATATTAGAGATTGAATGAGGTCTTTTACCCCCGCAGTCATCTTGCCAATAATATATCCTTTTACTTCAGCAATAAATTTATTTACAATTAGAATTCCTTTATCAACATACTTTCTAGCTTCACCTATAGCGTCATTTATTTCTCCATTGACCTCATTAACTAGATAAGTGCCAACATTTCCGCCATTCCTTTGTATTTCATATAAAAATTCGCTTAGCAGAGTTGTAAATCTTTGATTTAGATCTTGCTTATCACACTTCTCTGCTACATCTTGACACCATTCTTCATCCTCAATACCTTTATATCTTCTAGCTGGTGGATTGACTCTAGGTTTACCATCACCACCTTTTGTTCCATCATCTAGTCCACCACCATCTTTTGTTGTTCCACCTGGCTCATTAGAACCATCAGTATATGGATTTACTGGGCGATTTAACGGATTGGAAACTCTCTTTAATCCGTCTGTATCGTCTGGTTCTTCTTCATTTACTTTTGTTGTTGCTCCTGGTGTTTGTCCAATAGAACCCATAACTATGGGTTTCTGTTTGTGTTCATCCAGATAAAATCCAACAACCCAACATCCTTTGATCAATCCATGACTACCACCACCTACGTTGCCAGGCATAAACGGAACATTGCAGGGCATCATTATTTGCGCCCATGGCAAAAGTGAAGTGTCGAGAAGTTTCTTACTCTTTGGGTGATCCCCGACAATTCTTACTCTGCAGCGATAACCGCCTTTATTATTTGGTTCTTCCGAAGCAATTTGTTCTACCTGTCCTACCCACCAATTGAACCCATCGTGACCAATTCTATGAGTAGGTAGAATACGCAGTGATTCATCCATATCAATCAATCATCGTATACTAAGCACTCAGGGGCACTTGGATTATTGTCGCAGTATAGTTCCAGAGATGAAGGATCATGATGATCTTCTGGATGACGCTCTGCGTATGCTTCTAATTCTTCTAGTTCGCCTTCGATATGACGACGGCGTTGGGGTGAGAGTTGAGGGTTAGCAAGCTCTTCCTTGTCTGCCTCAATATGCTTTTCGATGCTTTCCATGTTTAGTTACCTCCGTATACATTATTTAGTGCCGTGGTTAGACGCAGTTCCTTCAAGACCATAAGAGTCTCTGAATAATTCTAGCGTAGTCTTATGCGTTCCAGTTGCACCTTCAAGAAAATTAAAGGTATGTGTTAGATCTTTGATAAGATAAACACCACTGCTTTCCTCGTCATATGGCATTTTGGTTTTTTCACTGTCTTGCAATTTAGACTGCAATCTAATATCAATCTTATCACCAGAACACATATCAGGATTGCCAGGTATTACTATAGTAAGTTCTTGATTTTTCAATAACTCTCTTCTGGCAATTCCTTGAGCAATATAGTACTTTTGCCAATCAGCAAATTCAGTTGGAGATGTAGAACCATCACCTTCTTCTGGAGATGCAATTCCTGTATCATTGTACCACGTTTCATGATCTAAAAGCATTGACATTATTCTAGTAGGTGATTCTGCTAGATCAACATCATTGTCCCACTTGATAGTATTGACATTTTGCTGTCCGCCTAGATGAGACATATTATCATAACTGTCTCTGATATTATAAATGTATTCGTCATACTGTCCAGTAGAATAATTGAAAAATACCATAGTAGAAGAATATTTTCCTTTTCTCAATGCAGTAAGTATATCTATTTCAGATTTGAATGCAACTTGGGAGATAATAAATCTTTGATCAATATTATCTCTATTTGCAATGGTTTCTTCATAAGGACCCCATGATTGTGAATTCAATTTATCACTTACAAAATCTCCTCCTGGTTCACCACATAAGGAATCAATAGAAAAGAAATTATATCCTCTGTAATTTTCCCAGAAGAAAAATCCAGCACTACCCCTAATCTTTTGATCGGCACTATTCGATTCCGTTGCATCTGTAGAACCATATGTTGTTTTTTCAGATACCGATAATTCTTGAATAGAAGCAATAATATCAAAAGGTCTTCTTCTATTGCCAGTATACTTTATCTTGAATCTAGAAGGTTCTGAATAAATTGTCTTTTCCGTTTTTAGATCATTTTTTAGCAATTCATTGACAATAGATTCTGTATTATTTTCAAGTCTTCTGTAAATACGAGTACTTTCATTTACTATTGCTTCTTTTGATATCAATCCAAGAGTATACGTTTGTATTTTATTTTTGGATATTCTATTAGCAATTTTCCAAAGTACAAATTCATATTTGAATGGTGTTTCACTAAAAGAAGATTTAATTTCTAATTTTACTATCTCGCCACCCTGAAGAGGAAATCTGTTTATAAAATTTGCACTATCACTAACAACTAAAGATGCTGTCATAAATGGAGAAAGTAAACTTTCCCATACTGTAAATAGAATTATTTTATCGCCACCAAGAGCTTCTGTTTTAGAACCATCTGCAGATGTTACTGTACAACTCTGTAAGGTTATTTGTTTAGAATTTTGCTCCATTATAATTACCTCAACCTAGATCAGCAACAAACTTGAATCTAGCAAAGTCTGTCCCAGATGCTATAAATGGATTAGCAGCTTCATCCACTATTTGACCGCCTCCTTCTTGTCCACCACCGTAGTAATTGTTATTTACTATATTTGTGATCGGTGTAGAGAACATTCCAAGTCCAGAAGTTTCTAAAGATTTGGAATTCATCAGAGATGCAGTTTTCAAATCTTCAGATGTTTTATCAAATATTTTATTAGGATCATAAGATATTTTTTTATATCTCTCTTTTTCTTGAAGTATTCTATTTTCTTCAGGATCTTCTCTGAAACTTGACATCTCTGGAGTTTTTTCTACTTTTGCCTCCACTTTTTTCATGTATTCTTCCATTTTAGCTCTTGGAACTTCAACATGAACATGATTTTTATGTCCCGCATCTCCATATAGTATCTTGTATCCTCTCTTGTTGCGCCAAAAATCTATGACAAATGCTGCTTGATCTGCATTTGCTACTGGTATATCAAATCCATATCCATGTCTATGTGCATCACCTTGATGGTCATCAACTTGATATGAAAGATCATCTGCATATGGATTAATTGTACTATCTCTTCCAGTTGATCCTTGTGCTCTCAAGTCTCTAATCATGAGGTTACCAGTTGTATTAGAGGCATTTCTTTCACTAGTAACTCCAAACTTTTCATTTCTTGCTTGTCGGAACTCCAAAATATGTTGTTCCATTTTATTTCTTCCTACACCTACTGTTGTTGTAGGATCAGCACCAGCGCCAGCAGCTGGTGTGTCTTCCTCTTCTTTGCCGCCGCCGATGCCTAACCCACCAAAAAAATTCTTTATCCAGTTACCAGCATCTTTAGTAATTTCTGCAAACGTTTTCCATCCACCCTGTTTATCATAATACTCAGATAAACCAGCGGCATGTAATTTTATTGTTTCTCGCTTTCTCAGTTTTTGTGCATCTAGAACACCTTCACCAAATGACAAAAAGGTTTCCTTAGTTAGAGGCATTACTGCTTCTTTTGCTCTATCTGGTCTATCATTCAAAATTGCTGAAACATTTCTGCCTAGTGGAATACCACCTTCCGCCATTGGAACTCCCATTCCCAAATCTCTAGCAATAAGGAAAGCATCAATACCTACACTAGCACCAGCGCCAACGCCAGTAGCACCAAGTATACCAGAAGTAATTTCAAGACCAGCACCTAAGAAGTCTCCTTCCAATGCACGCTGAATACCAAAAACAATACCAGCAATACCAGCAAGAACTGGTATTTTTTTCATTATACTTTTACCAATACCTTTTCCAAATAATCTTGCCAGTATACCATCAGATGCACCTATTGCAGTTTTCAACGCATCATCACTACTTCTTACAGCTTGATTAATAGTGCTTCCAGGTGTTGCTCCAGCAAGTGTTGTAGCACCCAAGCTCTTTCCTGTTTCCTTCGCTGATTGTAAAAAAGCAGCTGCAGAAGGATCAACTTTCAAAATTGCTTGAACTGCTTCTTCAGAAGATTTTCCTCTGTAGTTTACCATATCGTACCACTGTTTAGCATACCAGGCATCAGGAGTCCTGAATCCTCGTTCTGCCGCAATCGCTCTTCCCAGTTGATCTTTTGGGAAAGGAATAATGTCATATTGCATCTGTCTAGGATTTGCCCTAGTACCACCTATCGCTTTTTTTGTTTTGACAGCTGCATTTTGATTTTCAAAACCCTCTTGTAGTGATTTAGCGCCAAGGTTTTGAGCACTTCTTCTCATGACAGCATCAGTAATTTTTTTTGATGTTACAGAAATGCCAGTACGACCAGCACTCAATAACATACGACTACCTGTTTGAGCACCACGAACAGCAGTAGCAGCAGCTTGAGGAGACTTACTTAGTAACTCTAAAGCTTGCCCAGTTTTTTTATTTGTTGCAATTCCTGCAAGATTGGCAATAGAAGACGCAGCGCCAATAGCACTTTGTGCTTTGCTTGCACCGCCACCACCGCCAGAGAGCAATCCACGAATATTACCACCACGTCCACTACTGCCTTTAAGTTTTTTCAGTGCATTTTCAATAGATTTTTCTTCTTTATTTGCACTAGAACGAGACTGCTGTCTTTGCATCCATGACATAAATGCACGCATAAATGCGCCCATCATCATCACTTCTCTCGCCATATCTTCTTGAGATCTAGCAAGTTGTCCTATACTATTAGAAAGATTATTTACAGCATTCCCAACATCACTCAATCCACCTTCTACTCCACGCAATCCTGTTACCAATGCGCTAGACATTGGAACAACAGCACTACTAACTTCTTTTGTTACCTGATTAATTTGATTGGTTACATTATAATCAAATCCTCCACGAAACCTTTGTTTGAAGTTCTTGGTAGGATCTGTACCAGGACCTTGTGCTCCTAATCTGCCCCTAGTTCTGGCAATTCTATCACCACCAAATCTTGAACCAAGGGCTCTTTTGAAAAAATATCCTTTACCAATCCCCGCTTCTTCTAGAGACGTTCCACCTTGTTCTGCTTTCTTCGCAGCAAAGGCGCGTTCTTCCGCTGCCATATTGGAAGCTTCTTTCAAACGCCTTCCAATCTGTTTACCAATAATACCTAGATAATCCCTATTACCAGTAGTATCAGTATAGTCAACTGTTCCTGCTGCCATTACTTTTGTGCCGCTTGTTGTTGCTGTTTGACTTGTTCTAGATATTGCATCAATAAAGCGACATATACCTGTCGCTCAAATGGCATCATATATTCAATATCACTCAAGCTATATTTATGATGCTGCATCAAAGCAAAATTAGTTTTATAATAGCCCTCCAAACTATTATGGAATAGGGCTATCCGAAAAAATTCTGCAGTCCTCTTATTTCATAATCAGATTCAACTCCAGTATTTGGATTTTTTATCTTAAAACTATGCTGGAGTCTTGGAGAGGTTTCAAAAAATGTTTGTATTTTTTCAAGTTGAGCATTTGTCAAATTTTCTACAAATTCAATCATTTCTTTCTTAGTAGTTGTAGATTCATCATAGACATCATCACCTTGGAAAATTTGATCGATAGATTCGGCAATAACTTTAGTAACAGTATCTTGATCAATTTCAGAATCTACAAAAGATCCTTCCACAAAACGATCAAAAGACGGATATTTCATAATTACGCCCGTTGTCTCTGTAAGCATGATTTTTGTATCATGTCCTTCTGGAAAGAAAACTTCTACATCAGCAAGATTCAAATTATATTTTACTTGTGTTTCATTGTCATCCAGACAAGTAACATTCATTTCAATAATTTCACCAACAGAAACTGCTCTGATATTCAAGAAAATATACTCTAGATCAAAGATTGAAAGATTTTCTACTTTTATTCTAGATTGAACACATCCTTTGATTAGGTTCAATACCGCATTTTTGATATTTGTTTCATCATTGCTCTCCAAAGCAATTAATAAAACTTTTTCTTCCTTTACCAAAAATGGGCGATATTTGATTTTTTTCTTACTTGATGGAACTTCCAACTCATAAGTTGGCAAGTCTAAAACGGGCAATGCCATAATGTCTAAATCAGATCATATGTATATTTAGCGCGACTTTTAGACTCAAAAATTAGCGGAAAAATTTTTCCCAGTTTTATGGAACTGAAAAGTCGATTTTGCTACGCTATACCAGCATTTGTTTGATTTAGTTGTTGCTGACCAGTAAACTGTTGTGCTGCTTCAATACCAGCCTGAGTTTGTGCGCTACCAGTAACTACAGATCTATATCCACCAATACCATTTTCATTTGGATAGAATTCATTATCCATAACACTGACATCATTTTTGGTTGTCCTGTTATCAGAAAATTCAATTTGATGTCTTGTATAATAAAATTGTGCCGAAACTTTAGTTATTTGAGAAGCACCAAACTGAAGAGGAACAGCATCAATAGCATATGGCCATGCTCTCTCTAAGTAATAAGAAACTGGTGCTCTTTGTGTTGTAGATTTTGGACCAGATTCTGTTTTTGTAACAATTATATTATTGCAATATTGTTCTGGATATGCTAAAGCATTAGTTCTATTATATGGTCTTAAATCATCTTGAGACTGGTGCTTTTCCAATGATCTATTTGGACCTACTTCATATGGCACCTCATTAAAGATCTGTCCAAACCAACTATTCAAAAATCTCAAAGGTTCTAGATTAGCATCACACATGAAACCAAGCTGAAATTCAGAGAATATTCTAGTGTGAGCATAGTTTACTTGCCCTTCCCCCATGTATCTACCCTTCAATGTTCCAGAAGCTGCCTGAACATTTGGAAGTTGTGCCTCATCACATAAAAATTCAAATAAATTTTCACCACTATTATTCGTAAACTTTACAACGAAGTTATTGCTATAGGACATTCCGCCCTGAGCTGACATAGTTGCCAAAAAGTTGTTTATAGACACACTAAATACCTATGTTGGTCCAACTATATTTATGGCATACTCTGGATTGTATAAACCCATCAATCCTGGCAAGTATCGTGGCAATCCAACTCGTGTTATCTATAGATCATTATGGGAACGAAAGTTCATGGTGTTCTGTGATAACAACCCCTCGATAATAGAGTGGGGGAGCGAAGAGGTAATCATTCCCTATCGTGCTCCCGATGGTAGAGTGAGGAGATACTTTCCAGATTTTTATATCAAAGTTCGTGAAAAGACTGGTGCTATCACCAAATATATTATTGAGATTAAACCCAAAAAACAAACACAACCCCCGAATGACAAAAATAAACGAACTGCCGCTTATCGTAATGCTGCTCTGACATACGCTAAAAACCAATCTAAGTGGTCTGCAGCGCGTGAGTATTGTGAAGACAGGCAGATGAACTTCTTAATACTTACCGAAGATCACTTAGGAGTATAACAATGGCAACAGGATTTGCATCTATCCAGCGCAACTCTGTCAATAAAGATCCTGGATACAAAACACTTTTTGAAAGAGTAGCAGAAAAAACTAATGGAGAGAAAAAATCTCTCTCTTGGTACAGAAATGCAGTCAAGCATGAAGCTAGTACATACAAAAAAAATTTTAGCAAATATATCTTGAACGAAAAAAGAGATCGTATTGGTGATGCTATAGAACAAGATAAGAATGAACTGCGTAGATATACAGTAGCAGGTCATCTGTATATGTTTGAATATAAGGCAAAGATGAAGTGGTTGCCTTACTATGACAGATTCCCTCTAGTATATGTCGTCAAAGCACCAGGAAAAGAAGAATTCTGGGGTGCTAACCTACACTACCTCTCTCCCAAGAAAAGAATCATTGTCACAAAGAAACTAATACAAGGTAGAATTGACATACCTAAGGTATGTTTTCATAAATATCTATCAGCACATGTAGAAGGACTATATCTTGACCTCGCTGCTGATGAATGGGATACTGCCATTCTCCTGCCGACTGAGGACTATGTGAAAAATATCAATGGAGTTACATTCCCTATCGATAAAAAGATTGTCTGGGAAGAAACTGATGAAAAGTTCTATGATAAAATCACAGGTCACAGAATTGTGAAAGGATACGGCAACAAACAGTCCAAGGAGATGTCTAAGTAATGGCTGGAAACACAACAGGAAAAAAACCAAAAGGCGCAAGCATTGTCATAAAAGATAGTAATGGAACAAATTATTGGTTTGATCCAACTACAAAAGTTGTGTATGAGGAAAAGGTCACAGCTACTTATGCTGGAGTTCATGTTAATTACTATCCTGTTACTGGACAACTAGAACAAGATCTTCTATCAGCAAATTGGTCAAAAGTTGGTAGTTATTTTACACAACCGATTGGTGCATACAATGATCAAACTGCAACAGTAAACACATCTCAGTCTCTTAGGTATCCACAAGATATGAAGTTAGAAGGCAACACATCGGACTATGTGTTGTTTCAATTTTATGATTACAATCCACCATTTGGACCCAATTCTCAAGGCAATCCAAATGCAACCAATCCTGTATCAATAAACCTAAACCTAAATGAATATAATTCGAGTGTAAATGATGCTTCGCCTGCAGAAGGATTCAAACAGATTCTTCTCTATATGCCAGATGATATACAAGATGCATACAGAGGTAACTGGGAAGGAAAGAAGTTTGGTAGCATAACTGCTGGTGTACTTTCCTCAGCAGGAAAAAATGGTACAATAAAAAAATTACAAAGTTTAACAAAGACAGCAAAAGACACTGCTAGTAGATTGGGAGTGAACGCTGCTGCTACCGCAGTTTCAGAACTGGCAAAAGGTATTACAGGAGATAACATTTCATCTGGAGATGTTTTTGCTAGTGTTGGGGGAGTAATTAGAAACCCCAATGTAGAACTATTATTCCAGTCAATGTCTCTAAGAACTTTTGATTTGACTTTTAGGATGTCTCCATATTATCAGGAGGAAACAAAAATTATTGAAGACATAATAAAAGAATTCAAACGAGCAATGCTACCAAGTTATGGAGCAGGTCCTGAAGGTGTATTTGGTATCAAAAATAGTGCTATTGGTTCATCCTTTATAAAAGTTCCAAAGTTATGTCTAGTGCAATACATGAGAGGATCAGATCCACACCCGCATTTACCACAATATAAACTGTGTGCTATTACAGATATGAATGTAAATTTCACACCAGATAATAACTATTCAACGTTTTCAGGTGGCGGACCAGTATCATATGAATTGAAATTAAACTTCATGGAAACAAAACTAGTCTTTTCAGAAGACTGGACTGCTTCTGTTGTTTAGGAGGATTATTCTAATGTATTTTTCACTCATACCAAACATCTCATATGATGAGAAACCAATTAGTTATCCTTTCTCTGAGTCGGACTATGTGACTGCAAAGAATTTCTTTCGTAGATACAAATTGAATGATGATGTCTTTTCTAACTCCATCTTCTTTACAAAGTATGCTATTATAGATGGAGAACGTCCTGATCAAGTAGCAAATAAAGCATATGGTGATCCATTCTATGACTGGGTTATCATCCTGTCAAATAATATGACTAACGTTCAGTATGATTGGCCAAAAACTACGTATGAATTGTCAAAAATTCTAGAGAGTGAATATGACAATGCATACGGAACTATTCATCACTATGAAATTAAAGAAGACATTGGACAATTTAGAACTGGTGTACGTGTAGATCAGACTTTCTACAACGGAACACATAAACTAAACATCAATGGTAGTATAGAAACAAAAAATGGTAACGAGATTGCAACTCCCGTTACCATTGCTGAGTGGTTGACTAATGAGAATGAAAAGAAAAGAGAAATCTATCTCCTCAAACCAAGATATTTTCAACAGTTTGTAAATGATTTCAGAAAGAAAAATCTTTACAAAAAATCTGGAGATTATATTAACCAGAGACTAAAGAAAACTGGATGACTTTTTCGGGCAAAAATTTGCCCGAATTTTTTTTCCAGATTTATGGAATCAGTCTTCCAAATTTGAAATGATACGCTTACACTGCTTCAAGTTTTTCTTGCAGTAGTTGTGAACGTAACTGTCAGTATCAACACTCATAGTATAGTGGGCGTGGGTGTGAAGTCCCTGAACTAAGATCAGGAACCCCACGACCAACAAGTTGAACTGAGTAACTGGGTGAAGTAATACCTTCAGGTATTTTTTCATCGTCCGAACTTACGATCCATGCGAAGTTTTACATAATACATTCCGATGACCCAGAGGGAGAACAATGCTCCCTCAGCATAGGTCATAGAGTTCCAAGCGTGAACTGCTTCTCCCATCAGTCCTCTTCAGCAAGGCGAGCGAAGTAAGACAGGGCATCGTCATCATCAACGACTGCCTCTTCCTTGACAGGAGAGGGAGCACTCATTTGCTGACGGAACGAGGAAGGTTCGGGAGCAGCGACAGGCTCATACTCTTCATCATCAACGGTAGGAACGGCAGCACGTTGGGCGATACCGAGCACCATGTTCAGACGACGCTCAAGATCCTCGTAGGACTTGAACTGATCCTTGTTAGTGAATGCCTCAAGCGAGTGCTCGGACTTCCAGATGCCTTCCAGTTCAGTGTCATCTGCACTGAGAGCAGAGACAGAATCAAACTCAGAAGAATCATAGTTCCAGTAACCTGCAACCTTCTTGATCTTCAGTTTGAAGTTAGCACCTTCCCAAAGATCAAAGACGTTCACAGGCGTCTCGTCTTGGAACTCAGGTTGCATGGCAGCAAGGATCTTGTCATGGATCTTCTTACCATACTTGTAGAGGAACACCTTGCCCTCGTTCTCAGGGTGCTTAGGATCCTTCACGACATAGATGTTGCTGTAATACTGGAGCTTACGCTTCTGCTTACGAGCAGTCTCTTTGTCTTCATCACTACCGCTGTTCCAGAGACGGCGGTTGACTTCACCAACGGGATCCTTCTCGTTGAGAGTGGTCAGGGAGTTTTCAATGTACCACCCACCAGGACCTTGGAAGGCATGGGAGTAGACTTTCGCCCAAGGCACAGTTTCACCTTCAGGGGCGGGGAGGAAACGGATAACAGCATACCCGTTGCCAGAAGCGTCAACCTCTGGTTTCCAGAAACGCTCATCAACGTTCTTACCGCTGGATGATTTCTCCAGTTCCTTTTGAAGGAAGGAGAAGTTGTTCTGGGATTTACGCTTCAGATCTGCGAAAGACATAGGATTTTCTCGGATTAGTTTGGATTTGGTTTGTGTGATGCCCTATCACTCAGTCATTATAACAGGCACAGCGTCGGGCGTCAATCCGCTGTGCCACTTTGCAGTTTGTCCTTCATGAACTGGACTTTCTGCAGCAGTTCGTCGAACATCTCTTCGACTGTGGTGCCTGGGGTGGCACCAAGCATAATAATACCCTGCTTCATGGTCTCTAGGACAGAGACTGCTTCAGGATCGTCACTCAACTTAATACGGAAGTAAAAAGTTTTCTGCTTTTCAATCAACAGTTCAAGTTTTTCAAAGTAATCTAGCTTCCTCTCGTCATCGAGAAGAACAAAATTCATAGCAGATCTAAAACAAAACTGTTGAAGATCCATCATCTCTTGGATGTCACCGCGAATGATATCTGATTGAAAGAAACTCATACTTCTTTATCCTTATACTTATAAAACTTCTTTAGATCATACCCAAATTTATTTGGATGCATGACTGGTTCTTTTCCTTTGATATTATTATACAAAATTTTCATAATGTCAAAGTAATACCAGTGGTGTGGAGCAAGATATTGTGGAGATGCACAGACATATATGTAATCAAACTTATAGGTATCAAATTTTAGTTGTTCTTTTAAAAAAGAATTATAATTCCAGTTCATTTGAACTACATTGTTATCCAAAGGTGTAGAGTTTTTATTTCCAACCCAAGTATAACTGGAAAGATTTTTATTCTTCACCAACCATAGCACCCAATCAGCCTGAGAAACAATATCATATTCAATAACTTCTTTATATTGTTCGTCAACATAACATATGTCATGGTGTTGATCAATATTGACAATGTTTATGTGCTCATCTACATCTTGCAAGTCATAAAGAATACTGTCATGCTCATATCCAAAGGCAACTTTGTTACACTCAGGAAGTGCTTTTGTATACACATCAAGAATATACAACCAGTTGTCTATGTTTATTTTGAAATGATCTTCATCATAATAGGTATTGCTATAGAACTCTCCCCATCTTTTATTAGTAAAGTCATTACTATAAACACTGTCTACAAGTCTTGAATACTTGTCAGTTATATAATCCAAGTCAATAGTGAGGACGTTCATACAAGCATAAGTTTTGCACGACTAGTCTTCTTCATGAAGTTGAGTTGCTGTGCCTCATGACGGAGTTTTTCCTTCAGAGGTTTGCTAATCAATTTGTTCACACTATCTAGTTCAATTTCATTCAACTCACAGTAGTGGATAACCGAATCAATATAATTCATATCAGGATTGTGCAATGCAATCTTCTCCACTTCCTGCGAGAACCTCGCAGCGGTCATAAACTTATCCTCTAATAATTGTTTTTTCTCCATATCGTTCCTGGTATTCGTCGATGTAACTCATTAATTTCATAAAGAATTCTTTCTTAGGTGGAAGCACCTTGACTTGAGTCTCTCCGTTTTCACAAGCAACGATAGTCACGAGTTGCTTAACACTCAACCCGTAATTTTCTTGAAGCATACATGCGTATGCAGTTTCCTGAACGAAGTAGTCATAAAGATATTTTTCACGCTTGGGTTCTGCTGCTGTCTTAAAATCAATGATAGACAGCACTCCATCGAACTCAGCGATACAATCTACACGCCCTGCTAACTCCAAATGTTTGGAGTAGAGTGCTGCTTCCTGTAAGTAAATATTATTTATGTGGTCTAAAATATCCCTAGAATGCTGGAACATTAGAACAGGAAGCGGGAACTTACTATACTTCTTTAGGTCAAGATTGTTATTGAAGTAATCTTCAACGATAGAGTGATACTTTGTTCCTCTACTAGTAGAACGATTGGAGATAGCATTTGCTTTCTCTTCACCAACACGGGCTCGCCACCTGGCGATGCCCTTCATCTTTTCTTTGTTGTTGCTAATCACAGTGGTGACAGATGGAAACTTATCTCCTGTTGGTGTTAGATAAAGACGCTTGCCATCCACCATTTCAGCAGACATTTCAATAGGATCTAGTCCCACATGATTAAACAACTTCATAGACCCAGATTGATTTTGTTGATGATATAAGATTTGACAAGACCAGAACGAACGATGTCCTCAATACCAAATTCAACCAGCGAGAACTCATCCATGTTCTGTAGGATGCGTTGGAAGTCCAGGATACCTGAACGCTCACTGATCTTTTGTAGGTCAGTCTGAGCAGCATCACCACAGAAGATGATCTTGCTGTCCTGTCCAACACGAGTGATAATACTATCCAGTTCGTGGAAGTTCAAGTTCTGACACTCGTCAATGATAACAATACAATTATCAAGAGTGGTGCCACGAATGAAACTGGTAGACCAGAACGAGATAGTTTCTTGTGCCTTGAGATTATCATAGAGCATCTCAAAACTATTGTCATCAGGCATCTCAAACATGGACTGAACCATGTTCTTGTATGGTATCTGATAGAGAGAAGACTTATCTTCATGGTCGCCAGGAAGGAAACCAATCTCCCGAGTAGCAACCAGGGAGCGAACGATATAAACTTTCTCGTAAGGAGTATACTCATTGAGTACATCCTTTAGTGCCTTATAGAGAGCAACAAACGTCTTACCAGTTCCTGCTACACCATAGGCATAGATCATCTGTCCCTTGTCCCACTCATCAAACATGATCTGTTGATTATGAGTGAGAGGTTCGATGGGAATCATGTATGCCTCATCGATAGGCTTGCGGCGCTTCTTTTGTTTCGCAGTCATACCTTGTCCAGGTGCTTTTGTAGTCTTCTTTCTTGGTGGCATAAGTTTAACGATACTTGTCGGTAATAGTTCTGTTGTTTTTGACCTTTGCTTGAGGAACAATCTTGTTCTTCATAATGTCTGTCCATCCAGGATGAGTTTTGCTCATCTTGTCTCTCCAGTCACCAACCTCTCCAGAGGAAGGACAAGTAGATGGATCACTCCAATCTCTAGTCCAGTCTGGATTGTCAATCTTCCACTGATCCCATTCATGGACGCTAAGCACAACGTCCTTCTGTTCACCAGTCTTTGTATTTACTACAGGGTATGTTGCCATCAGTTCCACTCCAATGCTTCAGCACAAATAGGAAATTGTTCAGCGAAGATTTCTTTACACTGAGCAGCAATGTCCATGTGTTCTTTCTGGGTTCCATGAGCACTGCGTAGATCTATATAGTGCATCCAAGAACGCACAGATCCTGACATGTAGATACGGGTGGGAGTTGCCAGAGGAAGAACAAAGCGAGCACACTCCTTAGCAATACCCATCTCTAGCATGTGCTTGTAGATGTCCATACCACTCTGGAAGTGTCTCTTGATACTGATCTCAAGTTCTTGTTGAACGAAAGGATCAACATCATCAATACTATTCTGGCGGTTCTTAGTATCCTGACGGCGAAGATCAAACAGAGGGATCTCATCTGCCAGCATAGAACTGTCAGCATACCGCTGAGAAAACTCTTGAAATGTGAACGAACGATGACGCAAAATTTGAGCTGCGATACCACGATTCGTTTCAATCTCAAGAGTCATGAATGCTTGCTCAAACACAGACCAGTGATTGTGCTTGATGCAATACTTCAGGAGACCAGCGACGTTAGGATTCTCCTGATTGTTCGGGTTCGAGACTCTCGCCACGTACCCCATCGTCTTCTCCGCTTCGGGAGTCACTTGCACTAGGCGTACTGACCCATGTTGTTGCTTCATTCTTAAATCCTTTACTCAATCGTTCACGTTTTGCTGCAAGATCTTTCTTGGCAGTATGAAGTGCTTTCTTCATGTACCAGATCTCTTCATCAGTATACAGCATCGGATTCTTTTCCGCAAGCTTGATTGCTTTCTTTGCTGCTTTGATTGTGTCCTTGTATCTCATTAAAGATTTACCTCCTGTAAGTATTGGAGGAATGCCTCTTCAGCACCCTCTGTAGTTTGATTGCCTTGGGATACCCAATCGTGGCAGAACTCGTACAGGTGCTTGGTAGTTTTCAATTTGAAATACTTTTTCAACTTGAGGAATACTTCTGCGCGAAGAACCATTCGTTCCTCACTGTATCTCCAGTCAGTCTGGGTATCCATCATCGTCTCCATCATTATAATTGAATCCAAATTGCGGACCACCTTGCTGCAATTGAATCTTGTAAGCATCGGTGTCAGAATAAACCTCACTCTCTAGCGCATCTACCAGAGACTTGAGGTTCTTGACGATGAGTTTTAGTCTCTCTTTATCCATGTATTTATTCTAACATGTGTCAGGATTATAGCATAAAAAAAGGAGGGGATCAACCCCTCCTGTTACTTGGTTCTACTTTTAGTAGTCCCTCGAAGTATTCGTGTAAGTGCATCCGATAGCAGGACCAGTATGTTACTCCTCTATATTTGAGTTGATAACAACTGGGTGGTCTGCTATCACTATCCATATCTTTTGAATGATATCGATAGTTCTCCATATCACTTGTTATAAGTGTGACCTCTGTAGCAGAAAGTACCATGTACTTCCTCAGCACCTTGCTGGCACTCATAGCGGACACCACGGTAAGAGGTGACAGCAATCTGAGCATCGTGAAGAGCTGCTTGCTTCTTGATCTGATTACGGATGAGATTTAGGGTGTTCATGAGTTTGTCTCCTGAAAGAGTAGGGTGATTAATCCCCGTTCCTTCAGTCGTTTGCGTCCTGTGCTTCAAAACATTGAGGGTCTGTATGTTCCATCCAATGGATGAGAATATCAGCCTTCTCAAAAGGAGTGAAAAGAGTTGTCTCTTCCAGTCCTTCTCTCAACCAATTGAAGTCTTCACAGCGAAGATAATTCTCCACTGGGACATGACTAAAAAAGATGAGTGCTAATGAAAGCATAGGATGAACGCTCCGTTCCGCGACTTACTTGCGTCCCGCCCGAGAGCGGGATGAACGTATGGTTATTATACCATACTATGTATGCTTTGACAACTGTGTCGGTTGATACTATTTTGACTTCTTTTTCCTGGGATCTTGCCACAGCTTAGGATTAGTCCTACCTTCTGTTTGTCTCATGCTAATTACATTGCGATATTTATCCCAATAGTAATCAAAAATATCAACTCTCTTACTAGCAACTGCGATGTCATATACAACGCCTTTGCCATCATCAAACTCTATTAGATAAGCAGTATGTGGTAGAGATCTATCTTGTGCTAGTTCTGGATCACAATTTGCATGAATAATATTAACTCCCTTCGCCATATCAAGACCTACCACCCCATTGGATAGAAGGGAATGCCTCCTCCACACACTGTTTGGTGATCTTCCAACGCTTACCAAGTTTCTTATCCTTCACCAGACATAGAACCTCTGCTTCGCCCTTGTGGAGACCCTCTAGCAGTTGAATGAAGAGGGTTTCACGGCGGTTCTGAGAGATGTTTGCACCACCCTTGAAGAAGAGATAGAGCTTACGATACTCATGAACAAGTTTCGTGTGCTCTGTCTCTTCTGGCGCTTCATTTGGAGTGTAAGGAACGTCACCTTCTGGAAGCATTGATACAATACTCTCGTCAAAGTTAGCAATCAGAATTTGTCTGAGTGCTGGGGTATTATATTCCTGCAGAAGTTTAATCTTTTGTGCTTTTGTCTTAGCGTTGCTTACTTTTTGCAGCACTTCATTGAGTAATAATTTCATGACCTAATTGGTTGCGTAAGTATATTTATTCGTCGTCATATTCATCTTCATCGACGAAACGAACTGACAATAGTTCTTCATTAATCCATTGACCTTCGCCATCTAACATCTCTGGATGGATGTTTTCTTCCTGTGCTTTACCATACATAAACTCGTGGAGTTTTTCATTCGCTGTCCAACCAGCAATCACACCAACGCAGAGAAAAATAAACGAAACTGTTGCTGAAAAATACAGGACTGTTGCTTGTGCCATTGTTCAACTCCGAACTAACTTTGTTTCTTGTCCCACCAAAGTTCTAAGTTGAAGTAGACTCTTCGCTTTAGCAGGGTAAAAAATTTGGTGATAGCGAAACCTTTTCCTTTGGGAGCAGGTTCCTCTTCTGCTTCCTTCTTCTTCGCCCCCCTAAGCATGAGCTCTATGCCTCTATTTATTTTAAAATCTTTCATTTTTTTGGTGCGGATACTAATCCAAGATTCATTAAAAATTTAGCAGTCTCTACGAGTCCTCCTATAGATTCACCATCAATAACTACATGGGGGAATCCAACTACTTCTGGAAAGTCTTCAGTGAAAGCACTCATAGAAAAATCATTTGCAGTATTTCCAACTACAATTTTTTTATAATCTACTTTTGCTCTACCAAATAATTCTTCAAGGTAAGTACAATATTTACATCCCCTAGTAGTATAAGCAATAATTTCCATAAAAAAGAGGGTCTCTCGACCCCCAGTATATCACAGAGCGTTGCCTCTTGGCAATACTTCTTCAGGAAATACAAAGTTTTCATGTGGTTGATCCACTGGTGCCATCCAAGCACGTAGACCTTCATTC